GGCTCAAAGAGAAGTTGGATGGTGCCATTAGTGGGGATGATGATCTTGTTATCCGCACTGAGCTTGTTGGTGGTGTCGGCAAGTATGGTCGCCTTCTCGGTTGGTTGTATGTAGGGGATGGTGATACTTCTCTTAATGAGCAGATGATCACCGAAGGATATGCATGGGCATATGATGGTGGCACTAAGAAAAAAGACTTTGAAGAACTGCGCGAAATTCGCAGACAGCATGGGACACTTGTATGAGTAGCACTGACCAGTATCTTGGTAATCCTAATCTAAAGAAAGCAAATACAGCATTAGATTTTACTCCTGAAGAAGTTCAGGAGGTTATCAAATGTTCTGAGGATCCTGTATATTTTATCAAAAAATATATTAAGATCGTTTCTTTGGATAAGGGTTTGATCCCTTTTGACATGTATCATTTCCAAGAAGAAATGGTGCAAAAGTTTCATGACAACAGATTTAATATTGCTAAACTACCACGTCAGTCTGGTAAGTCTACTATTGTTACTTCATATCTTTTATGGTATGTTCTCTTCAATGATAATGTCAACGTAGCAATCCTTGCTAACAAAGCGGCAACTGCTCGTGAGATGTTACAGCGTCTACAATTATCTTATGAAAACCTCCCCAAGTGGCTCCAGCAAGGTATCCTCCAGTGGAACAGAGGCAGTCTGGAATTGGAGAACGGTTCTAAAATCATGGCTGCATCTACTTCTGCTTCTGCTGTCAGGGGCATGTCTTTTAATGTCATTTTTCTGGACGAATTCGCGTTCATTCCGAATCATATTGCTGACCAGTTTTTCAGTTCTGTTTATCCTACTATCTCTTCTGGTAAATCAACCAAAGTTATTATCATTTCTACCCCACACGGGATGAATATGTTCTACAAACTCTGGCACGATGCAGAGCGTGGAACAAATGAATATATTCCCACAGAAGTTCATTGGTCTGAAGTTCCTGGTAGGGATGATGTATGGAAAGAACAGACAATCAAAAACACATCAGAACAACAGTTCCGAGTTGAGTTTGAATGTGAGTTCCTTGGTTCTGTTGACACGCTAATCTCGCCAAGCAAGTTGAGGATTATGCCATATCATGATCCGATGAAAGAAAATAGAGGTCTTGCTGTATTTGAGCAGGCAGTACCAGAGCATAATTATGTTATTACTGTAGACGTTTCCCGTGGAGTTGGTAATGACTATTCAGCATTTACCGTAGTCGATACTACTACCATCCCATATAAAATGGTTGCTAGATATAAAAACAATGAAATCAAACCAATCATTCTACCTAATGTAGTTGTTGATGTAGCGAAGAATTATAATAATGCTTATATTTTATGCGAAGTAAATGATATTGGTGGACAGGTAGCGGATATTATTCAATTTGATTTGGAATATGAGAACTTATTGATGGCAGCAATGCGAGGTCGTGCGGGTCAGCAATTAGGTCAAGGGTTCTCTGGTAAGAAGACCCAGTTAGGCATTAAAATGTCTACTGCGGTAAAGCAAGTTGGTTGTTCTAATCTGAAAGCTCTGATTGAGGATGATAAACTTCTTATAAATGATTACGATACTATCGCAGAGTTAACTACTTTCATCGCGAAAGGACAAACATTCCAAGCGGAAGAAGGGTGTAATGATGACCTTGCCATGTGCCTTGTTATCTTTGCTTGGATGGCAATGCAACCATATTTCAAAGAGATGCATGATAATGATGTGCGACAGCGCATCTATGAATCTCAGAAAGATATGATTGAACAAGATATGGCACCGTTTGGATTTATCAGTGACGGAATGGAGGATGAATACTTCGCAGATGCTCAGGGTGACGTGTGGCAGGTCGCGGAATACGGGGATAAATCCTATATGTGGGAGTTTAGATAAGGTTTCAAAAATATAAATAATCCTAGACAACCGATGACGGCATTAATTCTAGGAGATTTAAACAATGGCAGCCAATCAATCCTCGCCAGGTGTAGTCGTACAGGAAAGAGACCTGACGACGATCACTACTTTATCGACCGCAAACGTTGGCGTTCTCGCTGGTCCTTTTGATCAAGGTCCTGTTGAAGAGATTATCGATATCTCCAATGAAAGAGAACTTGCCGAGCGTTTTGGTAAGCCCAACGATTACAACTATGAATACTGGTATACTGCAGCTCAGTACTTGAGCTACGGTGGTGTTCTTAAAACAATCCGCGTTGCTTCCACTGCACTTAAGAATGCTGTTGATACTGGCACAGCACCTCTGATTAAGAACCTGCAGAACTACGAAACAAACTACCAAGACGCAAACAATACTTGGACTTGGGCTGCTCGTACACCTGGTGCTCTCGGTAATTCTATCGGTGTCTTCATGACAGACGCTGGTGCTGATCAAGTCGCCGTCATTCCTGCTCCTGGATCTGGTAACGAATTTGAATTCGTTGCTGATGAAGCAGTTACTGCTGCATCTGGTGCTGCTGGTAAAGTATTTAAGTATAGCATCGTTCTCACTGTTGAGAATGTTGTTGGTGATTTCACCCCTGGTACTTCTACAACGATTGCAATCTCTGGTTCTAACGAAGCAGTTACTGTTCTGGCATGGGATCCTGCTAACAAGAAACTTGAAATCGGTCTTCCTTCTGGTGGTGTTACTGGCATCATTGCTGATGCACAAACTGTAACTCAGGGTAGCAATACTTGTGACATTGCCACCAGCGGTATTGAGCGTAAACTGCTGATTGCCAAAGATAAGGGCAGCATTGATTTTGCTGCTGCAGATTCCTTGAATGATACTAACTCCAACGCTGCTGCCGTAACCTCTGTTCGTGGTGAGTATGCTGAGCGTGAGTATCTGCCTGGTGTTAAGTGGGTCAACGTTGCTGAGCGTCCTGGTACTTCTCTGTATGCAAGCAATGCAGGCGGTCACCGCGATGAAATGCATATCGTTGTCATTGACATCGACGGTAAGATCACTGGTACAACTGGTGCTGTTCTTGAGCGTTTCATTGGTGTTTCTAAGGCATCTGATGCTAAGTCCTCTGTTGGTGAAACCAACTATTACGTTGAAGTTATGAAGCAGAAATCCCAGTATCTGTTCTGGGGTGAGCATGAGACTGAAGTATTCAACGCAACTGCTACTCCTGCTGATGGTAACTGGGGTCTGACTGCTGCTCGTCAGTTCAATCTGCTCCGTTCTGCTGCTGGTTCTACTGACTATCCCGCAGGTCGTACAACCGTAGGTTCTAAGAACAACTCAACTCACTACTATCGCCTTATTAATGGCACTGATTATGCAAACTCTGGTGGTGTATACACCATCTCTAATGCTGACATCGCAACTTCATACGAACTCTGCGAAGATCCAGAATCTCAGACCATCGATTACATTCTTGCTGGTCCTTCTGGTGCTGATGACGCTGCTGCTCTGGCTAAAGTAACCTCCCTGGTTAACATCGCTGAAGAGCGTCGTGATTGCATGGTCTTTGTATCACCTCGCCGTGGTAACCTGATTGGCGTTGCTAATGCCACCACTCAGACTGACAACCTGGTTAAATTCTTCGATTTACTGCCCTCGTCTTCCTACATGGTATTTGACTCGGGTTACAAGTACATCTATGATAAGTACAACGATGTCTATCGTTATGTACCTTGCAACGGTGATGTTGCTGGTCTCTGCCTGCAAACCACTGAAGTTGCAGAACCTTGGTTCTCCCCCGCTGGTTTCCAACGCGGTGTTCTGAGAAATGCTATCAAACTGGCATATACTCCTAACAAGACACAGCGTGATCGCCTGTATTCCTCCCGCATCAACCCCATCGTTTCTTTCCCTGGTCAGGGCGTAGTCCTGTTCGGTGATAAGACTGCACTTGGTTTCGCATCTGCGTTCGATCGTATCAACGTTCGTCGCTTGTTCCTCACTATTGAGCGCGTTATCAGCGGTGCTGCTAAGTCTCAACTGTTCGAGCAGAACGATGAATCTCAGCGTTCCTTGTTCCTGAACATTATCGAACCTTACATGCGCGACGTACAGGGTCGTCGTGGTGTCACCGACTTCCTGGTCAAGTGTGACAGCGACAACAACCCTCCCGAAGCAGTTGATCGTGGCGAGTTCTATGCAGAGATCTTCGTCAAACCCACCCGCACTATCAACTACATCACTCTGACATTCGTTGCAACCAGAACTGGTGTTGCATTCAGCGAAGTCGCTTCCTGATCCAATCAAACATAATCAAGAGACCCTACGGGGTCTCTTTTTTTGTCTGAAAATATCGTTTAGTCTAAATATATGTGACGGAGACACCGAAAAACAATGGCAAAAAGAGGAACACTTGACGATTTTAAAGCAAATGTCGCTGGCGACTTTGCGCGTCCTAATCTATTCCAAGTTGACCTGCAGTTCCCCTCTGGCATTATCAACAATGCAAGTCTGGTAGAATTGGGCAAGTTTACTGTTCGTGCAGCAAACCTTCCCGCATCTCAGATTGGTGTTATTGAAGTACCTTTTAGAGGTCGTGTTCTGAAGATTGCTGGCGATAGAACCTTTGAACCCTGGACAATTACTGTTCAGAACGATAGTGCTTTTGTTCTGCGTAGTGCATTTGAACTCTGGGCATCCAGCATTCAGGCATATAACGAGAACTTCACTTCCGCAGCTGGTCTTGGAGATGCTGATGATGCAACTGGTTACTTTGCTGACATGACAGTTCATCAACTGGCACGCGACGTTAAGGATGGTGAGAAGCCTAAGATCCTTAAGTCCTACAGGTTCTACAATGTATTCCCCAGTGCAATTGCTGCAATTGATCTGGACTTCGGTAACAACGATGCTATCGAAGAATTCACAGTGGAACTCCAGACACAATACTGGACCCCTGTAGAAGCGACTACGGATGCTTGATAAATAGAACAGGACCAATCAAGTTTAAAACATAATGGCAAATCAGCTCTTCGGATTTTCACTTGAAAGAGCGAAGAAGGTCCCCAAGGGACCTTCTTTTGTTCAAAAAGATAGTATGGATGGATCGCAACCTATTGTGGGTGGCGGTTATTATGGATATTCTGTTGATTTTGATGGAACTGTTCGTAATGATTACGAACTAATCACTCGTTACAGAGAGATGGTTCTGCAACCAGAATGCGATAGTGCAGTTGATGATATCGTCAATGAAACTATCTGCGGTAACTTTGATGATGTACCTGTTGAGTTAGAACTTTCTAACCTGAAGGCGTCGGATAAAATTAAAAAACTTATGAGAGAGGAGTTCGATGAAGTTCTTCGTCTTCTCGATTTTGAAAATCGTTCATATGAAATCTTTCGTCGCTGGTATGTCGATGGAAGATTATTTTATCACAAAGTAATTGATCCACAAAACCCTCGTGCAGGTCTTACGGAACTTCGTTACATCGACCCCCGTAAAATTCGCAAGGTAACTGAGTATGATCAAAAACGCCCCGAGCAACTGCGTGGGCAAGATCTCAATCAGCAATTAACACAAAAGGCAGCAGAGTATTTCCTTTATAACCCTAAGGGTTTGAAGAACTCTACTAATCAGGGTATGAAAATTACTGCTGATTCTGTCACTTATTGTCATTCTGGTATTCAGGATCTCAATAAGAACATGACGCTAAGTCACCTACATAAAGCAATCAAGGCAGTAAATCAACTGCGAATGATTGAGGATTCCCTGGTCATCTATCGTCTGTCTAGGGCTCCTGAACGTAGAATTTTCTACATTGATGTTGGTAATCTTCCCAAGAATAAAGCAGAACAATATCTGCGTGAAGTCATGGGACGTTATCGCAACAAACTTGTATATGATGCTAACACGGGTGAGATTAAAGACGATAAAAAATTCATGTCCATGTTGGAAGACTTCTGGCTTCCTAGACGCGAGGGAGGGCGCGGGACTGAAATTTCTACCCTTCCTGGCGGGCAAAACCTCGGTGAACTGGAAGACGTAAAGTATTTCCAAAAGAAGCTGTACAAAGCTTTGAATGTGCCCTCATCGAGATTAGAAACTGAGACTACATTTAATATTGGACGTGCAGCTGAAATTACTAGGGACGAAGTAAAGTTCCAGAAATTTATCGCACGTCTTCGTAAAAGGTTCTCTGAACTTTTTATTGATCTTCTGAAAACTCAACTCATTCTCAAAGGTGTTGTTACCATTGAAGAATGGGAAGACATGAAGCAACATGTTCAATTCGACTTTATTGCGGATAACTACTTCACTGAACTGAAGGAAATTGAAATTCGTAATGAGCGTATGAACCAGGTAAATACCATGGATCCTTATGTTGGCAAATATTTCTCTATTGATTATATGCGCCGTCAGGTTCTGAAGCAAACCGAACAAGAGATTAAGGAAATTGATGAGCAAATCGACGCTGAACGAGAAGCAGGTCTTATACTTGATCCAAATGCGGAAATGGATCCATCTATGGATCCTAGCAATGCCCCACCTGCAGACGACATGTCCGCTCAAGAAGCACCCGTAGAAATTGACGCGGGAGATGCTAAGAGAGGCGAGTTTTAATTTACTAAATAATACTATTGGGAGTATATTATGCCAAGTGATATTGCACAACAAATTGTCAAGCAAATTTTTGGGGACGAAAAAGCAGCTGCTATCGACTCTATGAATGATGCTCTGAGTGCTGCCGCATACGATGCAATTCAACAACGTAAAGTTGATTTTGCTAAAAGTATGGGGTTTGAATTAGATGATACCGCGCAGGATGCTGCAGATGAAGTTGCAGATGATCTTCCTGATGGTACTGAAGAACCTGAAACTGTAGAGGTTGATGGTCGCAAACCCGAAGACCCTCCTGCCGAAGAAGAACAACCCGAGGTACAAACCGATGAGACTGATAGCTGAAGAAATTACCCAAGTCGATTTTCTCTGTGAAGAGAATGACGGCAAAAAGAATTACTTCATTGAAGGTATCTTCCTGCAAGCGGAATTAAAAAACCGCAATGGCAGAATGTATCCTCTCAAAACTTTGGCACGCGAAGTTGCTAAATACGATGAGAACTACATTCAAAAAGGGCGTGCCCTTGGCGAATTAGGTCATCCCGATGGTCCTTCTATCAATCTTGATAGAGTTTCCCATAAGATCGTCAAC